AAATAATCCGATAGCGCTAGATCCAGCCTTGATGCCAAAACTTGCAGAAATCGCAATGTATAACAAATTATGATAATACGCAGGTAAGTCCTGCAAAGCAAGAAACCCTTTATGAACATGATCTTGTAAAGGCGTGAAGACTAAAACGGCTGGAAGAAGTAGAACAATTAATGCTACCTCATCTTTCCAGGATCCTTTCATTTGATCTACAGCGCTTTGTTCCCAAGCAACTTTACCTGCAATCTGGTCTTCTTTAAGTTTTTGCGTTGCTTTTATTGTTGTAAGTTTTAATTCTTGTTTTGCTTTTTTTGTTTCGACAAAACCCTTGACGCCATCAGCGACGACGCCAAGTAAAGGTTTAGCTAATAGTTGCCACATGAAATTCTATATTGCTCCAATAATTATGATTACGATTATAGCTACAATACCAGCTTTAATCCAGTCTTTCATACTCCAGTCCGACCATTCCTTAAGGTGAGACCATAGATCTTGTAAAAGTTTCATAGAAACCTCCTTTGTTGAGTAGGTTTTATTACTTTACGCCTTTAAAATCAACTTTTTTGATTTGAACGTTGCTAGTCTGCCCTTTTGGGCCAGCACCTTTGTTTTGTTTTACGACAAAAGGTGAGTATACAACGGCTGCATCAGACGAAACTTTCATACTAGGAAAAGGATTTTTAGTTTTTACTACTTCTGTTTTTGTTTTTTTAAAATTCATTAGTGTATCGTAGGTTTTACAAGTTCAATTAGGTCAAGACCACCCTGATCTAACAAAGTTTGTGCTTCTTTTGCACTAAGATGATCATAAAACAAAACTCTTGCTGCTGCCATCATAGCGCCAGCTAAAAGTATACTATCTTCAGAGCTTTTGCTACTGTTTTTTGCTATGTACATAAGCTTATCAAAATAATCAGCTAGTTTTTCTTCCGCATTGCCCATTTTTTATTGTTTTTGCTTGTCTAGATTTACATTTGCACGTAATTGAGCAATATCTTCGTTAGAATCTATCTTGTCTTGTGCTATTTTAGCTTGTTGGTCTAATTTTGCAGCATCTAGTTCTAATTTTTGACCATCATTTTCTGCTTTTCGTTGAATATCTTGTGCTTTGAGTTGTAATTCTTGCTGTTTAAGTCCAATTAAAGGATCTTGTCCTTGTCCTTGCATCGCTTCTTGTTCTTCTATGAACATTTCAGAAATAAAATCACTAACTTTGTCTGCAACTTGTACTTCAAGCTGTTTTTGAAATTCCATTTGAAGTTCAGGTGGTATTTGACCACCATATTTCTGTGCTTCTTGTTGTATTACTTCATTCATTTGTGCTTCTACTTCTTCTCTTGCTAGTAAAGAAATGTGTTCCATGATGTGAGCTTGCAAAATTATTGTAGCTTGTGGGTTTGCTCTAACTAACATTGATGACATAAATACTCTATGCGCTTCTATGTGTTGTTGATGAGCTTGTCCTCTAAATACAACTAATTTTTTACCCATCAAAGCATCAGCATTTTCTATACCAGGATCTTTTGGTGAATCAGGTTTTGGTACAGGTAAAATTGCATCAATATCTTTTACACCAAGAGCTTGATACATTCTTTTATATGCCTCATATAAATTATGCTGTTTTGGATCTGATTGAGCCATTTGTAATTGTGTCTGTGCCAAGGTAACTCGTTGTGACATTGAGAATATGTTTGGATCTGATACAGGCATGATATCAACACGCTCATCAAAATCAGATGCTTTAAAAACTGCTGCTGCGTTTTTACCTACTTCATAAGGATAAACTTGTGGATAAAAATCTTTAAATACACTAGCCAGTAAATTAAATTCTGTCTTTTGTGCGTAGTGTAATCTTTTGTGAATAGCGCTCATGACTCTAGAACCCCGTTCAATCAAAGCCATTGTTGTTCCTACAGGTGCATTAGCTGCAACACTATCGCCAATTTTTTGATCAGCTATAGTAGCAAACCGTTGACCTGATTGTACGACAAAACCTAATAGTTGAAATAATGTAGCACTTGGTTCTTTGTAAGGTAAAGGCATAAGTCCTGCACGTAAATCACCACTTGGTGCATCTACGTCTCTAAACTCGCCAGGTTGTAGTGGATTATCATCATCACGTATTCTTAATCCTCTTGCTTTAAAACCTGCTGGTAAATTAGATAAAGTTCCTGCATCAATTAATTGTCTAAGTGCTGAAGTAGCAGTTCTTGATAAACCACCAAGCATATGAATTAAACCAAAGCCGTAAAAACCTAGACCTGGTAAAAATTTATAATGTACAAAATACTGCTTCTTTTTCTTAAAAGAATCCTCTTCTTCAAAGTTTCTGTAAATTGACAATACTTGTTGTGACCCTTCATCAATTGTAACAATGTAAGGTAATTTAATACCATCGTCATTTTCATAACCTGGTACATCTAAATCACAGTGTATTTCTAGTAATGTGTAAACATCATTTTTATAAGCAGAGCCTGTTGGTCTTACACCATCTAATTTGTTCACAGCTTGTTGTACGCTGCTATTACTTGGCTCATCTTGATACTGTAAATCCACATCTTTGTAGATACCTTGCACTTGCATCTTACGAACTTCGTTATCGTTTCTTTTAATTACATGTGTAACTCTCTCAGCCGTTGCTAGATCAGTTGCACTATACGGTACAATAAGATCTTCACTGGGTATAAACTTTGATACTGCTCTATTAAGAGTTGTATCAAAATATATTTTTTTAAAAGCAGAACCTGATAGCGGTAAGTAAAATAACATTTGATCTAAATCAGGATCAAAATCTTCCATGACATGCATGATTTGGTAATTCATAAATTCTTGAACACGTTGTGCTTGCTCTTCTTTTTGAGCCGTTTGCTCACCAATAATTTGCGTTCTTACTGGACCATTAGCTGGTAATAATTCTTTGTAAGCTTGTGCTTGAAACTGTGTTACTGTCTCAGCAAGTAAAGGATGTGTGACACCACTAGCTCCTTGAAAAGGTTGTGATCTGTCTTCATAATTAAATCCAAGTAGTTTTAAACCTTTTGAATATGCATCATACCACTCATCTCTTGATGACTTGTCGTCTTTGTATTCCTGCATAAGGTCAGATGAAAGCATTTGTAAGTCTTCATCATCAATAAATTCTGCTAAGTTAGCATCAAACCTATCTTCTGGTGGGGTTTCTACAGGATTTATTATGGCACCTCCGTCATCGGTCATCTCAACGTTTTCTACGGTAAGTTCTTCGTCTGGTGTTTCAACTGTAATAGATTCAGCCTCTATCTCTGTAGGCTCACCTGTAATTCTTCTTTCAACCATTAAGCTACCTCAAATATATCAATCATCTGCACAAGTCCACCCTTGGCTTTGTGGGTTTTGTATGGTTCTAGCATTTCTTCTGTAATTTTAATAGCAAAAGATGGTGTTGTATTTTTGTCTGTCGGCATTGATACTCTTTCAACCCTATAGTTTGGATTTGTATTAAGCAATCTGTCAGCTTGATTTTGATTTGTAAGTGTTGCTACCATGTTGCCATTTTGGTCTGTAATTTTATACACAACATTTGCTCCAGTCTTTGTCTGTACATTTAACACGGTAAACTCTGAGTTGTTTGATTTTGCTTGTGTTTTCAATATTTTCTCTATGACAGATGTATAATGCTTGCCGTCTGGTGTTTTAGCATTTGGACCACCATAAAATTCTGACATGCCAATGCCTTTGTATTCTGAACCTAAAAACTCTCCTCTTCCTGTGAAATAATCTATTTGTTTTTTCTTATCTGCAGCTCTTACATCCATTGGTGTAGCTGTATTTCCTTTAAAATTATATCTATCTATAACGAACTGATCTGGTGTGACAGAGTAAT